GTGAATTATGTTTATTATGTGAAGAAAGAAAAGTTTTCTCAGTTGCTGGAAAAGTTTTTTGACGGTTCGATTCTATGCAAGTATGAAAAAGAATCTCAAAAGTTTTTTCCAACGTCTCAAGAACAACTTGAAAAAGTTTTTTTGATCCTAGATAAATAAGTTTTTCAAAATAAAGTTTTTCAGATATAATGGATGCATGAATGATTATGTAAGTTTTCTATGCACACTATTAAATATAAAGATTCCAAAAGTTTACTTTAAAGAAAATGAAAAGTTTTATGATCTTAAAAATAAGCCAATCAATAAAGAACTTTTTCAAGTGAAAGATACCAGCATATGTACATCATACCCTAAAGAAAATGTAATTTGTGTGAACTTGGATTTATGCAAAGATAGAAGTCTAGTTTATATATATCTAGCTCATGAAATTAGACATTTATATCAATATGCATGTGTATATAAGAAGAATCAAAAAGTATTTTCTATGGATGAAAGAAGCGTTTCTATATGGAAAAATGAACTTGAAAGTTATAAGGATTCAAGCAGCAAACACTATGAGAATCAGGAAATAGAAAAAGATGCAAACTTGTTTGCAAACTTTATTGCGATAGTGATATTTAAAAGAGTTTTGGATATAAAAGAAATGGATCAAAAAGAATACGAGTTTAAAACAAAACTTTTCATGAACTTTTTCGCATCGAATCCAGTCAAAAAAAAGCTGATTCAAAAAGAAATGAGAAGACATTAAAAAAAGGACTTTCACAAGTCCTTTTCAATTTGTTTAAATAGTGCAGCAGTTCCGCGCGGTGCACGTTCAAGCATTTCAACCACATGAACATATTTACCATTTAATGACTTTTTGCCGTCTTTGTAGTATATCCATGATCCTTTTATGATGCCGTATGATTCTTTTTCTATTGCTTTTGGATGTTTTCGAGTTCCGGCCCATTCAATATATTTAAATTTGCATTTTTGAAGTTTTAAAATCTTTTTTTCTTCTTTCTCTTTTTCAAGATCTTTTTTCTTCTTTTCAAGTACCTGGATTATTTCAATTTTTGATAGTTCAATAAAATCAAGATCTAAACTATAGAAATTAGTTTCATTGAAATATGATCCCGTATGATGCCAAGAGCTACAGATTAGAAAAGCTTTTAAAACTTCTTTGCTATAAATTTTTAATTCTTTTTCTTGAAAGTCATTTCTAACATTTAAAACGCATTCTATAATATCGTTTTTAGTCCATTTTGAAAGTGGCTTTTCACCACTTTCATAAGCTTCATAAGCGCGCACGCTCATTTTATTTCCAATATATCCCATATATTTTTACCCCCTAAAATGGAAACTCAAACTCTTCTAACATTTTATTGATTTTTTGTTGTTCTGTTTCTGTAGTTGCTGCTTTCTTCTTTTTTGGTGCAGCTTTTTCTACGATCATTTTCTCGATTTTACCATTATTATACACATAGCTTTCTATAAGCTTGTTTCTATTAAAAACATCTATAGTTTTAAAGCTGGTATTATAAGTTGCTAGCAAGCTTTTTGATCCAGGCTTACAGATCTTAAAAAGATCCTTATTTAAAATATCAACATAGCATTTATAAATTTTGAAATAATAACAGATATCTTTTATTTCTTGGATATCAGGCGCGAAAAGTTCTTTTTTAGCTTCAGTATTGAAATATATTTGAATATCATAGTTGAAAAGCTTGTCAAGATCATGCGCCACGAACAACCTCAAGTCATTTGTTTGAGCTGCTGCATACATACATTTATTATGATCAAATTTAAAACCATGATCTTTTAAAACTTTTTCAGTTGAAGCGCTTGGAGTTCCTAACGCTTCAACGTAAATGTGTGGTTGTTTTCTTTCGTTTGTAACATAATAATTAAAATGGTTTCGTTCACGCTTCCACATTGTCATTTTTTAGCCCTCCTAAAATATCCAATGTATATAATGTGTTTACAAGTAGCCAAAGCTCGCGCGGTTCAAGCATCCAAGCAATGGTATCTAAACCATAGTTAAGATCATATAAACCGTTTAAATGTTTTGTAATTGTGTAAGGCTTGCAGCTAGATCCATTTAGTCGATCTAGTTTTTTTTCTGTAAACTCAATATATTCTTTATTATTCATTTTTAAAACCTCCATTCATTATCTTCAAAAATAGTTATAACAAGTGTATAAAGTTCTTTGCTTACTTGTTTAGAATCAACTAAAAGTTGATCATAATAAACGCGTATAACTTTTTCATTTTCGATATAAGCAAGATCATAAATAAATGATTTAATATGATCCGCAAGACATTCATAAAGAAAATCATATATAACAAAATTACCAGAAATAAGATCATTCATATATGATCTTATTCTTGCATATTTATGCAATAATTTAATTTCTAAAAGTTCCATTGTTTAACCTCCTGCAATTAATAAATAAATGGGAGTATGATATTTAAAAGGCCCAATATTATACCCATGATCAATGTAGATGTGCACGCTGCTAAATATAATTTTAAAAATGCAAGTATGAGCACCTTGAAGGCGCTCATCTTGTCAAGATCTTTGCGGGTTACCATAAACAAATAACTCCGTTTGAAGTTTCAGTATATCCATCATACTCAAGATCACACGCAAACGCTTCATAGTCAAAATATTTTTGTGCAATTTCTGGGAGGTTGTAACATTCTTCAATTAATTCATGCGCTACATCTTCCAACGTCATACCCTGATAAAAAGTATAATTTTCACTTTTTAAGTATTTTAAAGCGTCCTCATAGCTGCATACTTCCAATAAAGCAGTGAATACACTTTCATTATCTTCTAATGCTTCAGCCACTTCGTTAATATCGTCAATACTTGGATATTCACCGAATGCATCATACATATCGAACAATGAACAATAATAATCAGTTATAAACCACTCTTCATACATTGTGTTTTCTTTCACTCCAATGCTTTCAAGTTTATCTTGAAAATCGTCCTCATCGATTGGGAAACTGATCCACTTTCCAACCAATTCACCCTCGTTATATTTTCCTAAATTTGTAATATAAGCTTTCATTTCACACATAATCTTTACCTCCTTACTTTTCAATTATTTTTTTTAAAAGATATGCATTAAATGCTAACGATAGTAATAACGCTATTTTTAGTAGTTCCATATTTTAAAACGTGGTATAATATAAGTACCTAAGTGACTAAAATAAGTCACTTAGATATTTAGCAAGAAGCTTGAGGGCTTCACCGATTAAGAGCGTGTATATAATTTCGAACGTTTTGGATAGGTACGAAATCATGCGCTCTTTTTTTTCGCGCTTTTTTCTATCGCGACGTTTCATCGGTTTGCTACGTTTATACTTTGCCACGTTTGCACCTCCTTTCGTGTGGCTTGTCTCTTAAGACATTTACAATGTACATCATAAATATTACATTGTCAATAATAGAATGTAATATTTTTTATTTACAACGTTGTAGTTTGAATTTACAAAGTAAATATGATAATATACACATAAAGAAAGGACGGCAAAAAATGTTAAAAGAGAAAATAAAAGCGTTGTTCACGATGCGAAACAAAACACAAATAGAATACGCAAAACATATAAACCGTACGCGTCAATCATTAAGTAACACGATTTCAAACGATAGAATGAATTTAGGTGAGTTTATAAAGTTATGCGATTGGATGGGCTTGGAAATAAATATAATTGACAAGACAACAAAAGAAAAAATAATTGAATTAAATATAAATGATATACAAGAAAACAAAGACTAGACACGCAAAATTGAGCGTGTCTTTTTTCTTCTATGTTTACACCTCCTAAACTTATTTTTTTTAGTGCTCATTTTTTCAAAAAGCTTTTATCTTTTCAAACATGCACGCAAGTGCCTATTTAAAAGGCTTTTAAGCGTGTTCGGTTCTAGTCTTATAACATATAGTTAACAGACTAGTAATATATACATGTATGGACGTTGTGAACGTCCTTTTTTTTGTGGGGGTTTGCTTCAGTTCCAGGAAGACAATGGACGTGTTGGAGTGTATGGAGTTGATATATATAATCCAATATATTGGAGTGATGCAAGACTTATTGCATATATAAGAACGTGCGCGTGTGTTCTATTAATGTAGTCATGGCCATGTTATGAAACAACGCTTTCAACAATGCATGTTGAAACATCTTTCAACACAATAACAAATATATAAATGTCATATGACTGAAGCCGTGAACGTGGCGGCGTTGTGATAGCTGCATAGGTTTGATTTTTAACCCTGAAAGCGCCATAGCATGGGTCAGATCAGCATAGACCGCCCCTATCTTTCAAAAAGTTTTTTGCACTTTGGGGAACGGCGTGGGGAGTTCAAAAAAACTGGGTCACGGGTGTGCGACAAGGGGGTAAAATCTGAATTTCTTCATTTTGTACAGTGTACAAAGAAAAACCGTGATATTCTGTAGTCGTGAAGATTGGAAAACATCTTCTAGAACAAACAAGGTAGTTCTTGGATTGTTTCATTTTAGTGCCCGTTGAAAAAAGATCTGTGGAAACATGGGTCTTTTTTCATATCACTGCATTCAAAGTATTTACTGTTAGTTTTTGTCGTCCTTTAAATCTGTTAACTGTAGTTATGGTCAAAACTTTGAATGTAGCGATATGAAAAAATATTATGGTTCAGAAGCAACAAAAACAGGTGCTAGAAATTATGCTAGAAAATTTTACTCAAGCAAGGCTTGGGAAAAGAAAAGCAAAGCGTATAGAAAGGCACATCCACTTTGTGAAAGATGTTTGAAAAAAGGTATCTATACCAGGTCGACTTGCGTGCACCACAAAGTGCACATTGACCAGGACAACTATAGAGATGTACACATTCTATTTGGCGATTCTAATTTGGAAGCGTTGTGTGACTTATGTCATGCAGAAGAACATTCCAAACGTAAACCATCTTTTGAGTTTGATGAAAACGGAATGCTTATAGGATGTGGAAGGGAGGATGATGAATGCAAAAAGGAGCATGGAAAAAAAGAATCAATTCACAACTAGAGAATTTAGGCACATTTTCTCCTGAATATTCGGTTGCGGTTGATTCACTTGCAGATGCATTGGCCCAATATGATTCAACAATGAAGCAATGGAGAGATTCAAGTAAAGCAAATGGCTACAAATCACTACAGATGGTTGTTGAATATACGAACAAGGGCGGTGCAACGAATTTATCACGCTCGCCATACTACATTATTACCGTTCAATTACGTGATCAGATCATGAAGTACTGCAAAGAACTTGGCTTGTCACCTACTTCACTTTCAAAAACAACAGAAGTATCCGGAAAAAAAGGTGATGAATTGGATGAGTTCATGAGCAGATTTAAATGAAATATCTAGACATTTATAAAGAACGTATTAAATCGGGTGAAGATGTAGTCGGTAAGTGGATAAAGCTTAATCTTCAATATGTTGAAAGAGGTTTAGCAAATGGAGATTTCTTCTATGATGAGAAAAAAGCAGAAATGCATATAGCGTTTATTGAAACGTTTTGTCATCACGTAGAAGGAAAAACAACAAAAGTGAAGCTTGAGCCTTGGCAAAAATACTATATTGCGTGCATATTCGGACTTGTTGATAAGAATGGAAAAAGGCAGTTTCGTGAAATACCTACGGTCATGGGCCGAAAACAAGGAAAATCATTTATTTGTGCAGGTATTGAACTTGATGTTGGATTCACGTCTGATGAAGCAGGTATGCAGATATACAATATAGCGCCAAAGTTAAAACAAGCGCAGATCATTTACAACGTTCTGTATCAAATGATGGAACACTCTAAAGCGTTGAGTCAAAGAGTGAAAAAACGTAGAACAGATATCTACATGAAACAGAACAACTGTAGATGGGAGCCAATTGCCTTTGCATCTAAGAAGTCAGACGGATTTAACCCATATTTGACAATCTTTGATGAGTTTGCAGCCTGGGAAGGTGAAGCGGGTATGAAAATGTACAACGTAATGTTGTCGGCAGGTGGTGCAAGACCTGATCCACTTTATATTCCTGTAAGTACCGCAAACTATATTGATGAAGGATTATATGATGAATTATTTGTTCGTGGAACATCTGTTTTACTTGGTACGTCTGATGAAAAACAAATGTTGCCTTTCTTTTATATGATTGATGATATTCAAAAATGGGATGATCCTATTGAATTAAGAAAAGCAATGCCAAACCTTGGAATATCGGTTTCTTATGAATATTTGCAGAATGAAATTTTAAAAGCACATAGCTCACCTACATATAAGGCTGAATTCATAACAAAGTATGCGAATATCAAACAGAATTCAACGGAAGCGTTATTTAGTGCAGAAGATATTAACAAAGTTAAAGGTGAAGAACTTAGATTTGAAGATTTTGCACATACATATGCAGTTGGTGGAATTGACTTGTCACAAACAACCGATTTAACAGCCGCATCTGTAGTTATACGAATTCAAGAGCAGGACTACATATTTACTCATTTTTGGCTTCCAACATTAAAAATTAAGGAGTTAGAAGAAAGAGACAAAATACCATATACAAGATTTATTCAATTGGGATATTTAAGTCCAAGTGGGGAAAATTTTGTACGGTATGAAGATGTTACGGAATGGTTTGAAATGCTACGTAAGAAATACAAGATTTATTGTGTAGTCGTTGGATATGACCGTTATTCGGCTCAGTATCTTGTGGATGATATGAAGAAATATGGATACAAGATGGATGATGTCATTCAGGGAACTAACCTTACACCGGTTATTAATGAATTTACAGGATATGTAAGAGATGGATTTGTTCATACAGGAACAAATGGACTTTTACAAGCACACATGTCTAGTGTGGCATTAAAGAAAGTTGCGGAGGACAATCGTGTTCGCATGATTAAAACTGATCCAAGAAAACATATTGACGGATATGCATCTGTTATTGATGCATATACAGTAAGACAAAAATGGTGGGATACATTTAAATACCGCCTTGAAAACAAGAAAAGGAAGGTGAATTAGTGGCTAAAAGCAGAAGAAAAAGATTTGGTTTGCTAGGAAGTCTATTAGGACTAAATAAGCCAGCACCTAAACAAAATCAATTACATTCAATGTTTGCAAGCTTAGGTGGATATTCACCAGTGTATTCATCCTATGATGGTGGAATATATGAGATTGGACTATGCAGAGCATGTATCAATCGAATTGCTACATCATGCGGAAAGGCTTCACCTGAACTTACAAACCAAGAATACAAAAGCAAGATATATAACTATTTGGTTAAGAAAAAGCCAAATCCTTATATGACAGCTAGTCAATTTTACAAAAGGCTGGCAACTATATATTTTGCAGAAAACAATGCTTTCATTATTCCAATTGAAGATGAATATGGAATGATAAAGGGATTGTGGCCAGCAGTACCAAGTCAGTGTCAGTTAAAAGAAATCAATGGTGTAGTTTATATTTATTTTAATTTCATCTATGGCGAAACAAAATTGATTGAATATAGCAAAGTAGGGCATTTAAGGCAAATGCAGTATAAAAATGATTACTTTGGTGATACTAATGATGCATTTGATACAACAGCTAAATTGATGCTTGCTCAGGAAGAAGGAGCAATCAATGCAATCAAGTCGAGTTCTATTGTTCGATTCTTAGCTAAAATTTCAACACCAATTGACGATGATGAGGATTATAAAGAACAACAAAACATGATCTTGAGAAATAACCTGAACAAGAATGAAACAGGTGTATTCCTTGTTGATAATCGTTTTGATGAAGTAAAACCGATTGAAAGTAAACCACTATTAGTGGATGCCAAGCAGAAGCAAGCAATTGAAAATAGTGTATATAGCTATTTTGGAATTAGTGAAGCTATTTTACAAAATAAATATAAACCTGATGAATGGAATGCATTTTATGAATCAATTATTGAACCATTCTTTATTGAAGTTGGAGAAGTGTTGAGTGGAATGCTATATTCCGTAAATCAGATTATGAATGGTAGTGAAATCATTCTTACAAGCGATCGTTTACAGTATGATTCGACACAAACAAAATTAAATGTTGCGACTCAAATGTTCGATAGAGGAATGATTGATACGAATGGGGCATTAAATATCATGAACAAAGCGCCTTTACCAGATGATGAAGGTAAGAAACGTTTTATTCGAGGTGAATATATCCAGGTAACTAAATCAAATCAAGGAGGAATTAGTTACAATGGGGAAACCGAACCACAGCAAAATCCAAATGCGCTCGATCCCGTTCCAAATGAACCCGGTGACGGAAAATAAACGGATTGATACTCAGTACTATGTTGAAGGATATGCTACTACATTTGAACCTTATGTGCTTTATCGAGATTACGAAGGTAATGATGTATATGAGTTGATTGAGCGTTCAAGTTTGGATAACGCTGATATGAGTGATATCATCTTCCAATTTGATCATGGAGGAATGGTATATGCACGTACAAGTAATGGTTCACTTATTGTTGAAGTAGATGAACATGGATTGTTTGTTGCAGCAGACTTAGGAAGAACAGAAGCGGCCAAGCGCTTGTACGACAGTATTCAGGCAGGAATGGTGACTCAGATGTCATGGAGATACATGGTGGATGAGGAATCATATAATAGGGATACAAAGACGTGGACAACACGTAAAGTATCAAAAATTTATGATGTTTCAGCAGTGTCGATTCCTGCAAACGATCAAACATCTATTGAAGCAAGGGCAAAGTCTTTAATGGATGAGGAACGGGTTAAAAAAGAAAATGAAAAGAAACGAGAAAGACTGAGTTTGTTGTTGCAGATTAAGGAGGCTATTAATTAATGTTTACAGAGCAACAACTAGCAGCATTCAATGCAATGAATCACGAACAGATTCAAAAAAGATTTAAAGAAATTCAAGATGAGGTCAACAAAAACGATCCTAATACAAACTTGGAAATGTTACAGGCAGAATTTGATATCTTGCAAAAGCGTGACAAAGAGTTACAAGGCAAGGTAGCACAACGTCAAGCGTTCTTAGATACTATGGCAAAATCTATTGTAGATGAAGATGAAGCTTTTGTTACACAACAGGAACAAGCTCGTAGCAAAGCACATCCATCAATGCCTACAAACTTGTCAGAACGTAAAAAAGGAATGGAAGACGGTATGGAGTATCGTAGTGCATTCATGGAATTCGTTCAAAAAGGAAAACAGTCAGAAGTTTTAAGACAACGTAGTGCAGAAGCAGGTGTAGCAGCCGATCTAGGTATTTTAATTCCTGAAACAATTGTTCAGAAAGTAATGACTGAATTAAGTAAATCACGTGGTTACTTATACAATGCAGTATTACATACAAATTTCCGTGGTGGTGTTAAATATCCTATCGGTTCATTCAAGGCTACATTTAAACGTATCACAGAAACAACAGTGTCTGATCGTCAAAAAGCCGGTTCTGTTACAGAATTTGTACAATTTGGATATCTGATTGGTGAAATCCGTTTAGCACGTACATTATTACAGACTGTATTGACTGTAAATGCATTCGAAACTGAATTAGCAAAAGTTATTGTAGAAGCTTATTTGGAAGCTATGGATCGTGAAATTTTAACAGGTAACTCTGCAAATAATGAATGTGAAGGTATTTTAACAGAAGCTAATAAAGTAAGTGGAGGACGTATTAAAGCCGATCACATTATTGAATTTACGGAAGCAGAAATGAAAGATTGGAAATCATGGCAAACAAAATTGTTCGCAAAGATTCCTTTATCAATGCGTAAATTAAAACCAGAGTTTGTAATGACTCCTGCTACATATGAAGCAAACATTAAAACGTTGGCCGACGATAATAATCGCCCTGTTTATGCAGAAACATATAATCCTATTGATGGTGCAGAACGTGCAACATTCAAAGCTAGAACAGTTAATTTCGTTGAAAACGATACGTTTAAAGATTTTGATGAAGCACAAAACGGTGAATATTTCGGAATGTATTGGGTTGGAAAAGAAGCCTATGCAATCAACTCAAATATGCAGTTTGGTGTGAAGAAGTACTGGGATTATGAAAAGAATGAAGAAGTAACTCAGGCTTTAGTTATCAATGATGGTAAAGTATTAGATCCTCAATACATCTTCTTGTTAAAAAAAAAAAGTAGCTTAAGCAATGGAGATGTTACAAAAGATGAAAGCCAGGCAGAAGCACATTCATTAAATGATGAAGAACCTATTTTATTAGATGATGAGCCTAAGAAAACCACTCGAAAAAGCAGTGCGAAGAAAGCTTAGGTGATAGATAATGGCGTTCAATATTTCTGAAAGCCTTCTAGAACGTGTTAGAACTGCTGCTACAAGAGCTAAATCACATGCTTATGATGATGAAATCAAAACGTATATCAATGCATGTTTATACGATTTGGATAGATTAAATATCTTATTTGATGAAGATGATTTAGAAGATGAAATTGTAGTAGCGGTAATAGCATATGTAATGTCAAAATTTGGTACAACGGATGCTTCAAATAAAGAATCAATGGCTAAAACATATGAGGATTTACGTCAGATTCTTATGACAGATAAATCCCATAAGAAGGTGAAATAGTATGGCATATGAATATACTCGTGAGAATAATCTTTATTATGATGTGGCATATCTGATTGAAAAAGAAAGATATGTGGATGCAGATGGTGTGGAACATGTTAATGAAACGGAGAAGGAAGTATTTTGCCGAGTTGGTGGAATTTATTCAAAAGAATTTAATGAAGCCTACCAGGCAGGCATACAGTTAGCGTATAAGCTTGTTATTCCTACTATTGATTACAATGATGAAACGACAGTGAAATACAACGATAAAAAGTATGCGGTGTATCGTACATTCCCATCCGGAGATACGATTGAACTATATGTTCAACAGGATGCTGGAGAATGGAAACAGTAACGGTAAGACAACAAATCGTTGCTAAATTCACTGAACTTTTAGGTGAAGGACAATTTGTATATGGCAGTTTCAAATCAAAACCCCATACCCCATATGGGAATTATGCATTGGATTATACAAATAATTACTTTGCAGACAATAGAACGTATTGTAAGATTGGAACTTACATATATAGATTAGTGACTGATCAAAAAGACTTTGAATTAGAAGCTAAAATCGAAGACATGTTTGATGAATTAGAAATACCATACCAAACCATCACAGATGAAGATATAAACACTCAAAAAGTACACTGTACTGAATGGACGGTGACATTAGTTGGCCGTCAATGATGTATATTGCGATATGTCGCAGCTTGGGCCTGAAATCAGAAAGATGATTCAAGAATATAAAGAGCATTCTTTGGCGCAGATTGATAGAGCAGTAGAAGAAACTACAAAAGATTCTAAAGACATTGTTAAAGCTAAGGCCAATGTAGAAGATAGAAACACACGCAGAAAGGGCAAATATAAAAGATCTATAACATATAAGATAGAACGTGAATTAGCTCATACTCGCGGTGTTATTTATGCGAGTGGCCATGAATACTCATTAACTCATTTACTAGAAAACGGACATAATTTATGGAATTCTCCTAGACGTACACGTGCATTCAAACACTGGAAGGATGGAGAAACAAACGCAATCAAGGAACTGCCAAGTTTAATCGAAAAATATTTGAAAGGATAAAAACTATGGCAGAAAAAAACAAAGTACGATTCGGTCTAAAAAATGTACATGTATGTTCTATTACAGAAAGTGCAGGATCAATTACATATGGTAAGCCTACTGCATGGAAAGGTGCTAAATCATTAACACTAGATCCAGAAGGAGATACAAATACATATTATGCAGATAACACTGCGTATTTCACAACGAATACAAACAATGGATATTCAGGAAATTTGGAAATGTCTGAGATTCCTGAAGAAATCGAAAAAATGATTTTCAATACAGTGACAACAGAAGAAGGTAACTTAGCAGAAGATGCAAATGTGTTGCCTAATAATGTTGCGTTGATGTTCCAATTTGAAGGTGATGTAAGTGCTACAAAACATATCTTCTATAAGGTTGTATTTGCTCGACCAAATGTAGAAGGTGAAACAAAAGAAGAGAGCACTGATCCAAAAACAACATCAATGGATATTACGGCTGTTCCTGTAGAACAAGGTGATCATCAATGGGTAAAGTCAAAATGTCGTAAAGGTGATACAAATTATGAGAGTTTCTTTACAACTGCTCCAACATTACCTAGTCCAAAAGCTAGTGAAGTGAGCCAGGAAGAAGGTACACCAGTAGTTGTACAAAGTGATGATGGAAAGGAAGTGAGCACATTATAAGAGGGGCAACCCCCTCTTTGTGAGGTTATATGGAACAGACATTAACTATTGATGGTAAAAAATATAATTTATTGTATAAAGGCAAAACGGCTAGCATTTATAGAGATTGTTTCAACAGAGATTTGTTAGTGGATATTCAGGAAGTGCAAATCAAATTTGGTGAAGCTATCGAAAAAAATGTTCGTGAAGGAAATCCTGATCGAGATCCTTATTTCGTTTTATTGCAAGCAAACGGATCTTTATTTTTTGAAAGATTAGTTTGGGTATGTATCAAGACGTATGACACATATCATGGAAAAGAAACAAAAGCGTTCCAAGATTTTGTGGATGAAATTGAAGATTATCAAACCTATGTAATGAGTGGAGTTGTAATTCTAGAACAAATTATCAATGCAAATAAAGCAACGGTAAAAGATGAATCCGATGAAGTGGTTTCAGATGATAAAAAAAAAGAAGCGTAAGCTACACTGATTTAGTATTAGGTGGATTAAATTTAGGATTAAAAATAGATGAAATAGAGGATATGGGCATAGGAAGATTGTTTGATTTGATTATTGCGCGTGGAAATATGCAGTCCAAAGTAAATAATTCAAAAAACAAAATTCGTATTCGTAAAGCAATCCAAAGCGACTTTGACAGATTTTAGGCAGATTTTAGGAGGTACTAAAATTGTCAGGTTACAGTCAAGTAAGAGGTATCTCCGTAAAAATTGATGGAGATACTACTGGCTTTCAAAAAGCAATTAATAAAATAAAATCCGAAACAGCAGGATTAGATAAAACAATGTCGAAACTGAAATCTTCTATGAAATTCAACGAAGGAGATTTTCAGTCCTTTGCGACATATCAGAACTTGTTACAAGATAAAATCAAAAGCACAACTAAGCAATTGGAAGTCTATAACAAGAAACTGATGAATTATCCAAAGACACAGAAGCAGTGGGCCGATGCAGTTTCTTCTGCTACTAAGTCTGTTGATAATTACACTCATACGTTCAATTCTTTGAATAAAGAATATACAGATAACAATAAACAAATCAATGCATGGAAAGAAGCTATTGCGAATGGTACGCGTTCGGCAGAACAAGGTGAAAGTGCTATCCAAAGATTAGCTTCACGAAATGTCACTTTAAAAGAAGCAATGGATGATTGTACTTCAGGCATTGCCGAACAAAAAAAGGTATTGGTTGATTTAGGCAGTACATACGAAGATTCTCAACGCACATATCTAGGTTTAAAAGCGGGTGCTTTAGGACTTAAAAATGAATTGGCAGGTATGTCAAATTCATTCATTTCAACGAATGAAACATTGTTAAGACTGTATGATACGTTAGGAAAAGTAAGTTCAAAAGCAGAACAGTTTGCGAACACTGTAAAACCATTGTCTATGTTATCTTTTGCAGGTATTGCAGCCGCTACTAAGACGGCTATTGAGTTTGAGGATGCATGGACTGGTGTTACAAAAACAGTAAATGCAACCCCTCAACAGTTTGAAAAAATCAATAAAGGATTAAAAGATCTAGCTCAAAATACATCAAGTACATATCAAGACATTGCCCATTATGCAGAGCTTGCAGGGCAGATGGGTATCCCTACAGATTCTATTGTTGGATTTACTAAAACTATTACAGAATTGGGTGATACTACAAATCTTGTTGGTGAAGAAGCAGCACAAAGTATTGCCAAGTTCTCAAACGTAATGGTTTCACAGTCTAAAAAGACGAATACATATTATTCTCGTTTAGGTTCTACAATTGTAGATTTGGGAAATAAATTCTCTACAACCGAAGCAGATATTATGGATATGGCTACTAGATTAGGTGTTGCAGGTAAGATGGTAGGCTTTAATTCTAACCAAGTATTAGGATTATCAACTGCATTATCTTCATTAGGTATTGAAGCTGCTGCGGGTGGTAGCTCTGTTTCTAAAATGTTAAAGAAAATTGATATATCTGTTTCTACAGGAGATAAGAACCTACAAAAGTTTGCGGAAGTGTCTGGTATGACTTCTCAACAATTCCAAAAGGCTTGGGGAGAAGATGCAGCGGGAACATTCTTAAAGTTTGTAGAAGGTATTGGAAAATCGGCGGATGTTACAAAAACATTGGATGAATTGGGCATTAAGGAAGTACGACAAGCACAGGCAATGGGTGCTTTGGCACAAAGTTCGGATGTATTGGCTAATGCATTAAATGTTTCTAAAAATGCATGGAATGACAATACGGCAATGGCAAACGAAGCAGAAAAGCGTTATGCAACTTTGAAATCTCAATTATCTCAAACATGGGAAGCTATTAAACAAGCTGGTAATGAATTAGGTCAGGCATTTACACCTACTTTAACAGATCTATTAAAGATAGTAAAAAAGGCAGCTAACGCATTCTCTAATTTAGATGAAGGTACGCAACAGACAATCGCAAAGATGTTATTGTTGACGGCAGCCGCTTATCCAACCGCAAAAGGTGTAAGTAAAGTAGCTGGTGCAACGCAAGGTGCTGTTAAATTCTTTACTAAAGCACATCCAGGTTTACAAAAGGTAGCTGATGGATTTGGGGATACTGCAAAAGCAGGGGAATTGGCAAGTACTTCTATCGTTTCGTTAGGAAAAGGTTTTGTGTTAACACATCCAGCAATCACGGCTGTTACAGTTGCACTTGGTGCTTTCGCAGGTGCTGTTGTTTGGGCGGATAAAAAGCGCAAGGAAGCGATGGAAACTGCAAATAAAGAGCTTGCATATAAAGATACAGATTATGCAGTTACATTAAAAGTTATTGATGGTTATGAGAAGTATGCAAAGTCAATGTCTAAAACCAAGACAAGTATGGGTGAAATTGTAGCTCAGTATACGCAAAACAACAAAACCGCAAGTCATTTGATGAAAACAATTGAAGATCTTAACGCAAAAGAATCTTTAAATGCTACACAAAAGACTATGCTTGCAGAAGCGGTTAGGGAGTTAAATCAACTTTATCCTGATTTGGGGGTAGAAATTGATGAGAATACTGGCAAGCTAAATCTTAATGAGGATGCGAACTATAAAAGTATTGATGCAATTAAAGAACGTATTACTCAGATTCAAGAAGAAGCAAAACAAGAAGCACTTGCAAGTATCGCAAAGAAAAATGCCGCTGCTCAATTAAAAGCGGAATTAAAGAATGCAGAGCTTACGGAAAGTATAAATAGTACAACGGATTCTTTAAGAAAATTAAGTGCAGAATATGCAGCAGGCCATATTTCGATGCAAGATTACATGAATCAATCGAGTGCATTGAGGGAATCAATTTCTACATTATGTACGGATTTAGCAGACTCTTATACGAAATTGCACGAAACTCAGACACAATCCATTCTTCAATCTAACTACTTAGAAACACAGTCGTTTGAACAGATGGGAACAACCATGAAGGCACAATTGACTGATATTGCAGCACAGGCAGCGCAATCAGGTATTCAAATTCCACTTGGTATTCAAGAAGGAATTACAAACGGTACTGCAAATGCGGTAGAAGCAGCCAACTATATGGCTACTTTAATGAATATGAATCAACTTGTTGATGAAGCCGGTACGATTGGTGGCTCTATTCCTATGAGTGTAGCAAACGGAATCCTGGCGAATTGTGGAAGTATTTCAGAAGCTACTAACGCAATGAACAATTTAATCACTTTAGCAAACGCAGTAAAATCTGCTGGAATGAGTGGAGAACAAATTCCTACAGATGTTGCAACAGCAGTTGCGAATGGACAAATGTCTGTAAGTGATGCAGTAACAAAGATGATGTCAGACACAGATCCTAAAATTAAAAAAGCCGGAGAAAAGATGAAAAAAGAATCTCAGAATTCGGTTACCGGTATTGCGGATGTATTTGCGAATGATGGTACTACATCATCAGCCGTTGGAAAAATGGGCGGAAAGATGGAAAAATCTTTGCAACCTCACTTAGACGGTATGGTTACAAGCTCCGCTATAGCTTATACAGATATTAAGTCAAATATCGATAAAGCTCAAAAATATGCGGACGATCACCCTATCACTGTTACACATACAACTATAAAAAAGACAAGAGTTGTTGAAGGTGATAACAGTAAAAATTATTTTCCACAATCTTTGTTTAATGCGGATAAACCTGTGGTTGACACAGATATTATGCCAATGAGTGCAGATGCAATTGCTACATATTCTGATATCAGTCCGTATGCATCTGTTGCGAATGCTACAACAGCTATTATGGGTGGAACTACATCACGAAGCGGAAGCGTAGGTAATATAAATTTGAGTGCAATCACAAATAGATTGGATCAAATGATTAATGCGATTGGAAATTGTGATCTAACAATCAATCTACAGCCTATGCAATTGGATGGAAATGTTGTTACAGATACTGTACAAGAAATTATATCAATTCGAGACATGTTGAAATCATGGGGAAATGGAGGTTCATAGAATGTATCATTTTAGATTTACACCTGAAAATAAACTGCGTTATACGCAAAATATTATGTATTTATTAAAGGTAAGTGAGCGTCCTGTTATTCCTATGGCAGAGGAAATTGTAGAAACATCTACACTTGGTGACGGTACTACATCGTATCGTCATACAGGTGTATATCAAGATCGCAAAATTCCTATCAAATGCAACTTTGTTTTAAATAGCAAGAAAGAATATCTAGATCGTATCTATAAAATCCAACAATATTTCAATGGAAATAAAGGAATATTGGAGTTAACTAGTGATGATAGAGAACATTATTGGAAGGTAAAAAATGTAACGTTTGATATAGATTCAAGAGACTTTGGACGAGGAAGCGAATTTACAATCACATTTATTTGTGAACCTTACAGATACGTAAATAAGTATTCAAGACCATACGATATTGTAAGTGGAAAAAAGGTAGAACTTGCGAATTATTATGAAACAGCATATCCGATCTATCGTTTATATAACACTTCCATGAATGCGAAAAACATTACGATCAATTGTAATGGAAATAATTTTACAATCACAAATCCTTTTAACGGTACATCGGATATTTCGTATGTTGAAATCAATACAGAGAATTCTTATATGAAAACATACTATAAAAATGGAACGTATAAATATGACACATTGAAAACAAGTGGATCTTTTGACGGGCTTAAGTTTAATTATGGTTCAAATAATGTATTGATCACAACGGATATTGGTGCTATTCGTGCAGAAATTATACGTAATTATAGGGAGAAATAAAGATGATTCATTTATTCTTTTCTAGAAAAAAAACAACATATGCACAAATGAAAGAACGTAATGGAGATGTGATTTTAAAACATTGTGTTAGTGCAAAAGCAGTGTTTGAAAGAAATTCTATTTGGTGCGTAGAAATAGAATTCCCAAAAAGTGATTTGATGGGTATGGAAATCAGTGATGAATCCGTGTTTAAAGTGGATATAAATTTTGAAGAACCACAGTTATATAGAATTGCGTATCCAAAATACAACAAACAAAAAGATACATATACATGCTATGCAACACATGTGTTCTTTGATTCACAAAAAGAAGTGTTTGTGTTTGATGATCGTACTATGAGTGGTACGTGGCAAGATGCAGTGAATACCGCAAATGATATTATCACAAATTCACGGCCAAATTATCCTTATAAAATTTATGGACATGGAAAATATGCAAACTATGCCAACGTTAATGCTGAGGATGAAAAAATCGTTTATTTCCGAAATGTTCAGAATAGTGGGTATTGTTTGGATGTTCCAGGCGCAAGTGAAGATGCATCTATACAATTACAGATGTATCAAAGAAACAGAACGTCTGCTCAAACTTTTATGTTGAAAAAAATTGGTTCAGACAGATTTGGAAGCATATACGGGATTTTATCGTTGTGTTCATGTAGATGGCTTAAATTGGATGCAGGAAAGGTTGTGTTAGGCAGTCTATCTGAAAGTCCTTCAGACAATTCAGAAAAATGGTGGTTCATTAATAATGGTTCTAGTTATGAAATTGCACCATATGGAAACATATATTATGGCATCTATCCTAGTTCGACGAGTATTGGCAATGGTAACAAAGTTGTTGTTGCTGATAGAGGTACTGCCGAAGTTGGAAATGCGTGTAAATGGATGATTGAAGATGTGGATTCTACACAAACGGCATATTGGATTCGATATAATTTGATTCAATGTTTGTTTGGGACAGAAGAAAATTCTATGATGAACCGATGGCCTGAATGTGAAAATAACAGATATGTTGCGATGTTCAACAATTATGATTGTTACTTTGGAAATCCAGATTACTATGCTTCCAATTTGAAACCAAATGGTTTCTTTATAAGTAATAAAGAAATGTCTGAATACACTAAGAAAAAATCAATGGAAAATGTAGTTACCGGAATCATACCGAAAGCGTATAATGGACGACTTCTACCAAATCACGAGATTGTCAAGGCTAGTAATTGGGATACAGATGAAATTCACAGAATTGATGTAAAAGAATATTCCGATATCAAATTGATGGCGGATGATTCACAAGCAAAGAAAACAACACTGGGCGTATTTACAAATGAAGCGAATTTTAGAAACTATCTTAGAATACAGACAAAAAAATCTTTGGAGAAAGAACTGCAAGAACCAAAAACAGAAACTTCTATTAAATTTGAAGAACTATTTTCATCTAATGTGCCTGATGCACAGATGTTAAAGTTAAATGATTCGATTTATGTAGAAACTGATTTTGGAAAACGAGAAAGGTTTTATTTAAATAAATTGACCTATAACTTGATTACGGAACGTCCTGAAGATTTAGATCTTGTATTAGAAAGTGAGGTATAACATGGCGATTGTATATAGTCATTTAACTGTAAGTCTTACAAAAGAAAATTCTGATTTAACGTTGGAAATGCTTCAAGGAGATACAGGACGAGGACTTATTGTATTTGTGAGCGATGATGTGATTGTAGATGAACCTTCAGAAACTGACTCATCATTAACGGCTACTATGTGGATTGAAAAACCAAGTGGATTAAATGTAAGTGTGGATGCGACTAGTGTATCACGATTTGAAAACTCGAATGCATATGAAATTACATTTTCTGACACAGAAACGTTTGCAAATATTCTAGCAGAAGCAGGTATTGTAAGTGCTGAAATCGTATTGAGTTCAGATAATACATTTGTAACTTCATTCACATTTAAAATTAAAGTTGTAAAGAATTTTGCGTTAGATAGTGGTATTGATTCAACAGAAGATTTTAAAAATCTGTTAGATGCGATTGCAAAGGCACAAACAACTATTAAAACATTGGAAGGATATCAAAAACAATTTGATGATCGATTAAAGCTTACTGTAAATGTACGTAGTGGAACTACAAATCCTACTGTACAAGATGGTGATAAAGCTGGGGATATCTATATCAAATACGAGGAGTAGTGTATGACTGTTTTAGCAACATTACCATATAATCAGTATTTAATACTTACGTTTGAATCTTACAACGAGAGATACGAAGGTTCGTATCCTAATTTAAAATTTAAAGCGGATGTAAGGTTTAAGTACACCGGAAACTTCAAAATCCAAGCAAACAATGTTGTTACTCTTGGAGGACTTTCTAAAACTATTTCAAGGTGGGATTTAAATTATATTCAGGATTCAGGATGGTATTATCTAGGAGAAATTAATGAACCTATGTACTGCAATAGACAACGGTATTTTGAATGGAATGCGAGTTGTCAAGGATGGCCTAATTTATCAGGAATAGCAAGATTGACTACACCATTAATTGATTTGCCATCATATGATGCATGGATATCAGGTGTTGGAAACAATGACATTTCAATTTTTGGAAAGTTGAAAACGAATCCATATAACTTATATACATTACGTTTATATTCTAATAAAGATGAACAATTTGTAAGTAATAATTTAAATGGAAATTATTCTTTTACTGATCTTACTCAGAAAACAGAATATGAATTTCATGTAGAATCTTATATGGCAGACTGTAGCGGAAATAGCTTGTCACAAACGGTATTAAAGACCACTACATTGGAAAACTACGCTTCTGTATATGTAACTTATGTAGATTTTGAAATTATCAAAGGTAGTGGAAATACAGATGATGTGAAATTCACTGTACATACATCGGATGATGGACATGTTAAATCAGTAACATACAAAGATGGCTCAAGTCAAAACACAGTGGATTCTAGAGAAGTTAAGCTATATTCTGTTCCAAAAAATACAGAAAGAACGATTCAAGTACTTGTTACAGATTCATTAGACAGAACATCTTCATGGGTGAACGTTAAATTCAATACAACGTTTACTCATATGGAAGTATGGCAGTTTGATGGAATAAGATGGAAGCGTGGCTATTCATTAGCAGTTACACAGAATAGAAGTAATTATCAGTTATGCAGATTATTTGTTTTTGATGGATTGGAATGGAAAAAAGCAATTCTATATAAATAGAAAGGAGCATATATGGAAATAAAAAACAAACAAATCACAATAAATAAAGGAGATACGATTATTACTGATGTTTCTTTTAATTTTAAAAGTGGAAATACGTTTATACCAGGAAATAATGACAAGGTTCAATTTGTGATTATGAACAACTCAAGAGTTATTGAGTGTGTGGATATTAAAGAAGATTTGAAAATCAAATGTCCATCAGATGCTCTTACAGAAGGTACGTACAAATGGATGATCACTGTAGAAACAAATGGAATTCATGATACACCACTTTCAGGGATTTTAGTAGTTAGGAGTGTATAAAATGGCAAAGTTAAATGCAACACTTAGTTTTGATTTAGATGCATATGCAGGTGTAGGAAATGAAACGTTAGTTGTAGATGCAAAGACACGTGAAATATATATACCTGATCCTGAAAATGTATTTGGTGTTCAATATGATAAAGATTCTAAATATGTAAAATTTAAAGTTATGAATGTAGTATCGGAAGTATTTAAGATGGAAGATGCTTTCATTCGTATAAACTATAGAGATTCAAAAGGGATTGTTGGTTCATCTTTGGCTGTGGATAAGGTCACTTACTATGACACATGTGAATTCTCTTGGGTTGTTCCAAATAATGCGCTAAAGAATAAAGGAGATCTTTATTTCGTGGTTAGTGCTGTGATTGTAGATGATGACGGAGTGATTCAAAAACGTTGGGCAACAACACTTGCTAGAGTAGTTACTCCTGAAAGTATTTATGCAAAATCATCTTCATTAGATCAAAATGAACGAGATGAGATTGCAACTATGCTTTTACTGGTTTCAGAAGAATGCACAAATGCAGTAAATCAAATTAAAGATGCTAGAGACACAGGTATCACGAAAATAAATGGTATCAAGGATTCAGGAGTGCAAGAATTAAATGATTTAATTTCAAAATATGGAATTAGAGTTAATGATTTAAGTGTTCTTAAGTCTAGAGTAGATCAATTATTTAACTCCGGAAACTTGCCTGATGCCAATACTGAAATAACAGACATTCGTATTGGGTATGATGGAACAATTTATCCGACAGCTGGAAATGCTGTTAGGCAACAAATTGCAGATATTATGGATATGATTTTAGAAAATCATTTTTATACTTTATTGCTTTTTGATAATGAAACAACTCTAGTTGATGAAAATCAAAACACACTTCTTGCAGACTGGAAATATAAAGTAGAATAGGAGGACAATATGCAAGGAAAACAATTTACAGATTTAACGAAAGCAAGTGTTTTAAAAGATAGCGATATCTTTGCAGTTCATGATGGAAATGGGCTAAAGAAATCAAGCATGGGTGATGTGACGGCGTATATGTCGGATAAGTTCAGTAACCCGAATTTGTTGATTAATCCCAATTTTAAGATAAATCAGAGAGGAAAAGCAGAGTATACAAGTGATGGGGTAGTAAGATATACAGTAGATAGATGGAGAAATTTATCTTTAAATGTAAATGCCTCTACAGATGGTATATCACTATCCGCAGACAGTCAAAATAATGACGGTGGATTTTTTGCACAGGAATTGGAAAGACCAATTGATTCAGAAACATTATTTACATTGAAGGTGGATTCAGTAACTGGAAGTATTGTAGTTTCAGTTATGGACAGTACATCTAATGGAAACAATTTAAATATTACAACGAGTGGGATTTATTCTATAGGCTTAGCAAGCCAAGCTAAAAAAGTAATTATACAAGTTACAAAAGGAAGCTCTTGTAAGATTGAATGGGTGAAACTAGAACAAGGATCAATCGCTACCCCTTTTGTTGCTCCAAATCCGGCAGAGGAATTAGTGAAATGTGCGCGATTTTTACAAATAATACCGGAAATATATTTTATTCCGTATGCAAGTACGAGAACGGCATTTAGTAGTAATGGACAATATTATCAAAGCGCAGGTGGTTTATTCCCAGTAGAAATGCGCACGAATCCAACAATCACGTATAGTAATATACACAAGGCTAATGATGAAGTGATTTCTGAAAAAGTTACAAGTGTTGATTCAAATAAATACGGAATTGGTCTTGTCGTTATTGGTAATAATGTAGACTACTATACATTAAGAATGAAAAACATTATTGCAGACGCAGAAATTTACTAGGAGGAACTATGGACAACGAATATAAAGTATATGTATCCTTACAAGATGGATACATCACATCTATTAATTCAGATATTTTCTTATCAGAAGAAGAAATATCAATTATGACAGAAATTGACAAAGGGAAAGGCGATAAATACGCACACGCACAAAGCCAATATCTAGAAAATGGCTTAATTGATGAACAAGGTCGATACAATTATAAATTTGTAGAAGGCAAAGTGATTGAGGTTGCAGAAGAAGATAAGCCAACAATTGAAGGGCCAAAAGCAGTACCAACTGAGCAAGATAAGATTAACGCACAATTAATGTTACAGATTGCACAGTTAAAAGCTAAAATGAATGGAGTGAAGTAACATGAGTTATGAATTGATTAAATCGTATTATGAACTAGGCTTATTTACAAATAATGATTTAGATATCTTTGCTTCTATTGGATGGATTAGTGTAGAACAAAAAGATTCTATCATTAATAAATAGGTGGTGTTTCTATGAGCGGTGAATATCTTAGTGTTATTATTTCTGCATGCATGCTTGTAATTGCATTTATTACGTATAATCGTGGAACACGCAAGATGGATGGAGAACAAATATCCAATATGGCATTTTTGAAGAATGAATTAGAACATATTAAATCGGATTTAAGTGATATTAAAGATTCAATTTCAGAAATTAAAAAAGGAAGTAATTCAATGGAAGTTGAGCTTTCTCAAATAAAAGAACAAATAACTACTTTGTTTAAACGTGTAGAAGCGTTGGAGGATCGTAATAAAAATGGATATTAAAGATGCAAACAAGAAACTTCAGAATGTAGAAGAAAAAGTAGATAATATTTATGGTTTTTGCTCAAAATTAATTGATCGAAACTATAAAACAAGTAGAACGATTATTACAGTATTGGTTTTAGTGATTATTGTTCTTTATTCTACAATTGTTTGTTGTGGTTATTGGAAAGATGATCATGTGAATAATTGTTCTTGCGAAGCTAATTCAAACCAACGAATTTAATAAAGGCGGTGGTTTATATTAACAAAGCTAACAGATTAAAAGAGATACGTCCTAATGATGCATTAATACTTATCAAGTCTGTTGGATTAAGAAAGAAATATGAACAGGTTTTGATTATGAGATACGTATATGATATGTCATGTACTGAAATTGCAGATGCATTACATATGGAAGTACAAACCATAAGGAACAGAGTATGCAAAGCTAGAAAAATGTTCGATAAATATGTGAGCAATCTATAGTGATTGCTCATTTTATTTTGGGTATTTTATGAGTATTATTCGAGTATTAAATTATTTATTACGTAAACATATAATTAAATCGTAAAGAGGTGGTTGAAATGTATAACAATTATAATCCAGCGCAAGCACGAATTGACAGTTTGATGCAGCAAAGACAAATGATAGATCAACAAATTCAGCAAGTACAACAGTATGCAAATATTCCACCTATCAATATTAATAATCAGATTACACCACAACAACAAGGTAATTTTGATTTTAATGGAAAATGGGTGAACGATGAGCAGGAAGCTAGAAACTTTGCGAATGCAAATTTACCAACGATTTTATTTGATAACAATAAATCTATTTTTTATATGAAATCTTTAGATGGAACATTTAAAAAGTTCAAATTTGAAGAAATTACGGAAGATAATTCTAACAGTATTGAAAATCGTGTAAATGGAATCGAAAAGAAATTAGATGATTTGATATGTGCATTAAGCAAACCACCAAAACAAACTAATGAACAACCAAAGAAAGGAGCACAAACAAAATGAATCCTTTAAAAAGTATTATGGGTAATATGAATCCAATGAATATGATGAATATGGGAAATCCCCAACAAATGTTAATGAATATGCTATCACAGAAAAATCCACAAGCATTTCAACAATTTCAAATGCTTATGAACAGTGGCCAAAACCCACAAATGATTTTAAATCAGATGATGGGTAATTTAAATCCACAACAAAAGCAACAACTGCAACAAATGGCAAAACAATTTGGAATCAGGTAACAACGGCTAAACCGTTATTATAGAAAGAAAGGAGAACATATATGATGGAAAACGGAATGGGAATTCAACCAACTTACAACTTAGCCGAAAGAAATGACGGCTTTGGAGACGGAGGAGGTTGGTGGATTTGGATCTTGCTAATCTTCGTATTATTTGGATATGGAGGATATGGCAACGGAAACCTAACAAATGATTCTTTATTGAATGAAGAATTCATTAAACGAGACATTTTTAACACAAACACAAATGTATCTCAAACAGGTTGTCAAACTCAACGTGATGTATTAGAAAGTCGCTATACTAATCAGTTAGGACTTCAAAACTTGCAAGCTCAGCAACAAGAATGCTGCTGCAACACTCAAAGAGCAATTGACAATGTAAATGCTCAAAGTTTCAAAAATACTTGTGACATTACAACAGCAATTCATTCAGAAGGTGAAGCAACACGTGCGTTGATCAATGCAAACACTATGCAAGAATTACGTGATCGTTTAGCTGATCGTGACCGTGATTTATTGACGGCTAATTTCCAATTAAGTCAACAGGCACAATCTGCAAATATCATTAATACTTTGCAACCAACACCAAAACCAGCATACATTACATGTTCACCATATTACGCTTACAACAACGGATGTGGATGTAATGGCTACAACAACTTATAATCTAGCACATATGTGATTAGGCAATTGCCTTTGGATTTAACGGGATAGTCGAAAGGCTATCCCTATTTTAATAGGAGGATAAAAGAAATGATTAATAGTATTGCTACGGCTGTTCAGACAGTCGATAATTCAAATAATGTATTGTTTCTTACAGATCGTGTAAGAAGTAAATCCTGCCAGTGTCCATGTAAAGGATGGTTGGCACACGATTTAGGAAGTGGATTGTTTACACTAACAAAGCCAGGTATCTATGAAGTAACTTATACTGCGGATATTACGAGTGCAGCGGCAGGGCAAGCTTCTTTAGTACTTGAACAAAACGGAGAAGCAATTGGTGGAACACAATCTATTTATACTGTTGCAACTGCAAGTGCGTATGGAAATGTGAGTGGAGACACTCTAATTCAAGTTCCATGTGGCGCATCTTATACAATTGCATTAGCAAATAACAGTGGTTTAGATCTATCTGTTCAAAACGCAAATATCATCATTAAAAAGATTGCGTAGGTGAAAAATATGCATAAAGCAATGGAAGTTAATGAGAAGATAATGCATGAGTCAGTAAACATGTTAGAGAAATATGGATATGCAGAATCTTATTTCCATGCATTATCTCAAGCTTTAGATAATATCAAAGACATTGAAACTATAGAAGCAATGAGAAATAAATATCAAATTGAGATAGGAAAAGATGGAGTTTCAACTGTTGCAAGATTAAAAGAAGATAATGATGGATATAATATTCATGATCCAGAAACAGAAGATATTGTTTATAAGCTTGCAGAACATTTGAAAAAATATAAAGCGTTCAAAGAAGAATATACGCGTACAAAAGGTGATATGGATTTAGAAAAGTCTCATCGTGAATTAGATAAGACTATGAAATGTATGCAACAAATCGTAACTATGATTCATGGATGCGTTGATTCAGATGAAGAAAAAACAATGATTAAGACACATATACGAGACATGTTTAATATGTATCAATAAGGCCGTTAAATACGGTCTTTTATTTTGTACAGTGTACAAACGATTTAAATACTATCATTAGGATAGGAGGTATTTGAAAATGAAAAAATATAGTAAAGAATGGTGGATTCAATATGGCTATTATGCAAGTATCAGAGCGTTAAAGACAATTGCTCAAACTGCTGTTGGTGTTATTGGAGCATCTGCATTGTTAGAAGCCGTTGATTGGCGAGTTGTAATTTCGTCAGCGGTTTTGTCAGGCGTTGTTTCGCTATTGACTAGTATTGGTGGATTACCTGAAATTAGTGTACCGGAGGATGAATAAAAATGAATGATGAAGAAAAAGAAGTAAAATTTGAAGAATTATCAGAAGAAGCTCAATCAGAGCTATCAAATGGAAAAGAAGAAGGCGAAGAGTAATGTCATATTCTAAATTAGCGAATAAATATATTCCTGCTAGTGCAGATAACTATATGCGTGGACGTGGTGGCTACAAAGTTTGTAAAATTACACCTCATCACATGGCTTGCAAATGGACAGCAGAGCGATGCGCTCAGTCATTCCAAGTAAGCGGAAGAATGGCTAGTGCGAATTATTGTATTGGCTCAGATGGTACGATTGTTTCAAATGTTGACGAAGAAAACAGAGCGTGGACATCATCAAACTACTACAACGATTGCCAATCAATTACAATTGAAATTGCTAATGATAATACAGATACATGGACTATCTCATCAAAAGCTTGGAATGCATTAGTAAATCTATGTGTGGATGTATGTAAACGATATGGATTCAGATTAAACTACACTGGCGATTCAACTGGTAGCTTGACTGAGCATAGAATGTTCGCAGCAACATCATGTCCAGGGCCTTATTTACATTCTAAGATGAAGCAATTAGCACAAGAAGTAAATTCTAAATTGGATGGCCAGACTGTAGAACCAACACAACCAAGTGCTCCAAGTGGTGAAAAGTATTCAGTCGGTACGCCTATCTGCACAAATACATTAAGTGTAAATTGCTACGGAACTTCTAAAATCTTAAAAGGAGATTGGAACGGATCAATTGGTAGAGTTATTAAAGGCTCTAAATATCCATATCGTGTTGATCGTAATGGGGTAGCGATTGGATGGACGGATGATGCGGGTATTGATACAGATCCCCATACACCAGTAGGCGCTACACAGTCTAGCGCAGAAGCTATCGACCAAATCTTGCATGAAGGAAGCTATGTTACATCTGTACATATGAAAATTGGCAACCAAGGCTTGAAGAAAATTGGTGATGATTTATGCTGCTACTTGTCTAAATTAGGCGGTTGGTTTCCTATTCGTATGGTAGATAAAGTACCAAATTCAGATGGATATAATGACAATGTACTGCATACCACAAATGCAGTAGTCTACGTATCTAGAATCAGAGTCGATGCAGTGAATGTTCAAAAGAATATTGTCAAGATTGGTGGTGTTTGGGTTGACCCAACACCGTTAACAGAAATTGAATAAAATAAAAAAATATAAAAAATTGTTTGACATAATATAGTTTATACTGTATTATCTTTCTTGCGTGAAGCAGTGAGGTACATTTTGGGGTACAAAACAACAAAGTGTTATCAAAACACGTAGATAATGATGTAAATAACATCAAATATCAATAGATATGAAGTATTTATATAATCCCCTCATCTGCTCCATTGAAATTTAAGCCTTTAAATAAAGGCTTTTTTATTTGCTTTGGGGTATATTGGGGTATAATTTGATATTAAAATATTGAATTATACCCCTTTTTTGCATATTATGGACATATAAGAGGGCACAAAAAATGGCAGTGGAATTAGATAAGAAGACAGGAAAATATATGTTTGCCGGGAAAATATATAAAGATGGCAAATGTATAAAGAGATATCGTAAGCGTGGTTTTGATTCTAAATGGGAAGCACAAAAAGCTGAGGTTGAATTCAGAAAAGATTTCTTTATGCTTCCATCAGACATGAATTTTGATAGATTATATAAAGCTTTTAAAGAATATAATAAAAAGTATGTAAAAGAATCAACACTAAAATCAGATGAATATTTGTACAATGTTCTTTCTAAGGAAATGAAAGATATTGATTTTCTAGATAAAAGGCAAATGCAAAACTTGATCAACAAATTTGATGATAAATATTCAAAGGCATATGTATCAAGAATATATTTCTTTTTAAATAAGCTATATAAATTTGGCGTTACTTCTGAATACATTCCAACCAATCCAATGACATATGTGAAACGTGATCTCAGATTGAATGAAAGAAAAGAAGAAATGACAATATGGCAGCAATATGATTTTGATTTATTCATTGAAGAAGTAGATGAACAAATGATGAAATGCTTTTATTCTGTTTTATTCTATATGGGATTACGAAAAGGTGAAGCAATGGCCCTACAATGGAAGGACATTGATTTTAGAAAACAAACTATAGACATCAACAAAACATATAGATACAAAGAGAAAGACCCTGATAAATGGCTTACACCGCCAAAAACAAACAATAGCTATAGAACTATCACAATGCCTAATACTTTGTCTAAAATGCTTCGAGAATGGTTTTTAGAATGTTCTAAATGGGATGATTTCACAAAAGATAAATTTGTATTTGGATATTATAAACCAATATCACCTCAGACAGTACAAAGAAGATTTGATGATGCATACAATAAGGCGAAAGAAAAAGATGAGGAATTGCCTAAAATAAGAATTCATGATTTTAGACATTCACATGCATCATTTCTAATTAATAACATGGCAGGAGCTGGATTCTCAGATTTTGACATAGCCAAACGCTTAGGAGATACAGTTGAAACATTGCACAATACATATGCACACTGGTTTGATACAAAAGATAAGAGCATTGTTGATATGATGAATAACTTGTTGTGAAAGTGTTAGTTTCAACTAACAAAGTATTGTATTTTCTTTCCACTTAAAGTAATATTTAGATAGAATAGGAGGAGTTAATCTATGAAAAAGAATATGTTTTCGTTTGCTACTTCTAGTTTTGGATATGGAATAAGTAAAGTTATGGATATAAATGGTAGTAATATAAAAAAAATAAAGATAGGAACGTTTGTGGATGATGCTGCAAGCCTTTCAAATGATTGGATTACTATTGGAAATGATATTAGAAAGGCTATGTCGGATTATGAAAGAAACCCAGCTCAATTCAAAGTCAAGTAATGATTTAAATAACATCGAAAATGAGTTTGACAAAATGCCAAAAGAAGAACAAATAGAATTTGTTCAGATGGCTATGCAAAAATCATTCAGCGGTCCATTACCACCATCTGATGATTTTGCAAGATATGAACAAGTAACACCTGGAGCAGGTGATCGTATATTAAAGATGGCCGAAGAGCAGGCAAAACATAGACAATCACTAGAAATGAAAATGCTAAAAAGCGAAGTTCGTAGTACATTGATTGGGCAAATTATGGCTTTTATCATTTGTATAATTGTTTTGATAGCTGGTATATATTTTGTTTTAAAAGGCATGAATGGCAAAGGTTTCGTGGCTATATTTACTCCACTTGGATTTTTGATAGGATCATTTTTATACAATAAGAATAAAAACGATTGATTATGTACTGTAATATTTAAATGAACCTTGGTAGTAACATATTTGTATACCACTGAACATATGCACACTGGTTTGATACGAAAGATAAGAGCATTGTTGATATGATGAATAAGTTGTTATAAATGTGACATCTATTATTAATCTGTGTTAAACTATAGGTGCAAGGAAAAACATTAGTTTTGAGGGGGCAGTCTTGAAAACGACACTGCTTCCTTTTTTTATGTGTACAAAGAAAAACAGATAGTGTATGCTGCTCAACACCACTATCTGTTTTTCATTCTCTGCTAATCTTTTCTTGAGGGAATAGAAAAAAGCCTAAAATATTTATCATGTACACATGAATAATAACACCACATTTTAAAAAGGGTAATGAAAAATACAAAATATTAATAAACATTTACAAAAAAATCAGTCATTAATAATATAGCCAAAATTTCATTAAAAATTCTACCCCCCGAAAAAAAATCGAGACTGGTAATGTAATATATAACCACTTGTACATATTAGTATTATATTTGTACAATTTAATACAAAGCAGGCATTGACATATAAAATTTAAGACTTATATTAGAATAAGGAAAACGTTTTCCTTTTTGTTCATAAAAACTGAATGGAAAGGGATGATCTTATGAAAAGGGATTTATGGATAACAAAATTAATTATCCTAGTAGAAAAACTTAATGTGGATGATTTGCAAATTCTATATAATCATGCACAAAGACTTCTGTTATCATCTAAAAATGAATAACACTAATACATATAGGTATTAGTGCGCAAATTTTAAAAAACGTCAAATATAATTGACGTTTTTTTGTTGACAATATAAATATACAATGTATATACTTATTTTAGAGGAGATGGGAGGTATATTATGTCAAACAGCAGTTTAAAAATTACAAAATGGGGTAACAGTCAAGGGATAAGATTGCCTATGGCAGTTATGGAACTTCTGTCACTCAAAACGGGCGATGAATTACAAATGACAGTAGAAAGCAATTCAATTACACTTACACCAAACAAGAAAAGACGTATGTCTATTGCCGAACGTTTTGCCAATTATGAAGGCCCAACACAGCAAGAAGAAATATGGTCTGATGAAGTAGTCGGTAAGGAGGTTTTTTAATGTACTACAAACAAGGCGATATAGTGTTCACAAATTTAGACCCCGTTAGAGGCCATGAACAAGCAGGTGACAGACCGTGCTTGATCATATCGAATGATGATTATAATAGAATTATGGGATTGTATATTATTTGCCCTATTACAAATAATACGAAAAATTTCCCTATGCATATTCCTTTAGACCCCAAAATGAAAACTACAGGATGTGTTTTATGTGAACATGTAAAAACCCTTGATTTAAAAGCACGAAAAGTAACAAAAAAAGAAGAATGCCCTCGACACATTCTTCAAGAAGTACTAGATGCAGTACAATCAATCTTTGATTAACTACATTCTAGTACATAAGCTAGATTTAGTCTAGCTTTTTTTATTAGTAAACATATAGTAAAAATATAGTAAACAAAGAGTAACAAGTTATTTCTTGTTACTCTTTTCTTTTTCTCTTTTAGCTAATTCTCTATTTACAATTGACCACAAATAATCTGCAACTTGTTGTTTTATATCAGGTGGTGCTTCAAGGTATCCTCGCACAAGCCATTTATCTTCTGGTTTTAAGCCGTAATCTTCGATTAGTTGATCTATTTTTGAATCAGGTATAGAAACGAACATATTGTCTCCAATGCCATCTGTTAACCACACATAGTCAACATTGAATTCTCGACATATAGAATTGATAGTTTGACTTGATGGATTGGTAGTTCCTTTTTCGATGTTATTGATTGAACCTTTTGAGATACCTATTTGTTTACCGAATTTTTCCATACTCAAATTTAAATGCTTACGTACTTTATATATTCTCGACCCAATATGTTCTTCCACAATTTTCACCTCTTAACTGCTTACACTGTGATTATACATTAAAAAGTATGCCGAGTATACAAAAAAAACAAATTATTTAAACGATTTTAAGTTGACATAGTATGCAACGCATACTTATAATGTATGTGTAACATACGAAAAGTATTTTGAAGGAGGGATGTAATGACTGATGAGGAAAATGTCACTAAAGACGCTTTGGATACACTGGGAAAGATGGGATACGACATCAATGAGTATGATCGAGGATATATCGCGTGTATTTTGACTCAGAGCAAAAGAAAAGACTCAGAAACGGACTCAGATAAACATCCCGAGTCCGATAGTTCTTTGAAAACTGAATAGTGGGAATTTTCGTCATAATCCGTTTGACATAACTACGTACATATGTCATTATATATGTGCGACAAATCAACGTACAAAAGTATGTTGTTCATTGGGAAAGGAGCGGTATGAATGAAGTCGCAAAGTCTAAGATGGGAAGACCTGTAATAGGAGAACCAAAAAATGTTAGAACAGAGATTCGGTTTGATAAATCAACTTTAAATAAACTTGATGAACTCTGTAAAAAAGAAAAAATGAGCCGTTCTGAATATGTCAGAATGCTCATTAACAAAGTAAAATAAAAATAGGGAACGTGATTTAGTTTGGCGACCGAACACGAACCCTAGAAAATCGGATGTTGATGTGTTTCATTGTTTGCGACAAATTCACATCATCATCAAGGCACAAGGCCACTAGTAGTATACCACGTTTTATACGTACAAAACAAATGTAAATTTAGGCCTTGTGTAAAATTCCACTATTTAGGTTTACACAGGGCTTTTTATATTTTATGGAGAATGTTATGGAAAAAGGAAATGTAATTACCTCCGCTTATTATGCAGATAATAAGATTTACGAGGTAGGAATTGATTTATCACTAACTCCTTACGATTTATTTGAAATTTCAAAGAGAGAAGATTATCAATCTCTAAAGACCTTCCTTCATAATTACGGAATATTAAATAAACGTAATTTGACGTCCTTGGATTCATTTGAAAAGGAAGTGCAGAAGAATATTGAGCTTTACCGCCTTCAACTTTAATGAGGGTAGGTTCTAAGAGAACAGGATATTCTTTATCGTTATCGACAATGGAAATGTTTCTTATTTCTATATCACAGTTTGAATCGTTTATAAGGTGAATATAGAGTAAAGTAGTTTTATTTTGTAACTCATAATCAATTACTTTTGAGTTAAAACGTATGATTCTAAAACTAGGAATAATTTTATTGGCGATATCGAGTAGTGATTTAAAAGTATTTAGTAACTTCATGTGTTATACCTCCATATCAATTATACACATGAACATAACGGAAAGGAGATCAAAAAGAAATGAAAGCATATGTGACTGTTAGAGATGTGATGCTTGTATTACCCGTAAAGGATACACAGGCTAGAAAGATTTTACATAATCTACGCAGACAAAAAAATAAAAAGGGTGAAATATTTGAAGGATCATATCGAGACACTATGCTTGGAAAGATTCTTGCAGTTCCCACTCCAATATTTGTTGAGTATTTTCCTGAGACTAAAAGTGCGCTTAATGACATTTGGAAGGAACAAATAAAAAGCACTCTTGGCCAAGAGTGCTAGGGTAGTGAGCCCTTGTAAATTAATCACATGATTATTATATCACAGAAAATTAAAGGAGTAATAAAAAATGAATATTGTTAAAGCCACTAAGCTGGCAAAGAAAAGAAAAATGGGAATGGTACGTAAGAAATCATTCCTCACAACTGTAAATGGCTATTTAGTGCCGTTTGATAATGCTATTTATGGCTATGGCGCTTATATTCCTTTTAAAGGATATATTGTTCGTATGGCAGGTATTACAACAAATGATATATTGGCTAAGGATTGGATTTTGGTGAAAAGAATAGACCATCAAGATAGAGCATATTCGATTCATGAAAGGGTAAGACAAAAAGAAAAGCACTCTAAAGAGTGCTAATGCCTATGGTTATTTCAACACTGTAAAAGTGTAATAATCAGTAGCATCAAAAGGAGATATAAAATGACAAAAGAAAAAGAGAAAGAAACTTGGGAGATTCCAAATTTCGATAAGTATGACATTTATAAGTTAGATGACAAGCTTGTCATTAACGAGAAACCAAAACCTAAAAATTATGTGGTTGCGTGTACATTAATTAACATTGCTTTACTTGCATTGAATGTATGTGTGTTCTTGTCTACTAAGATCTTGGTTACAACAATCATCCGGGTAGTTAAGTAATATGACTAAGGATGAGTTACAAACAAAAATTGACGGGTTTATTGAAGAAGAAACAGCGGATGAAAAAAGTAAGAATACCATTCGTAAATACAAGCATGTTGCTACTTTGTTTGTTAACTCATTGCCTGATGGTGAAATAAAAAAGAGCGATATAGTTACTGTTAAAGATAAACTGCTGCATGATTATAAAATCAGTACAGTGAATAATTATATCGTGATTATTAATAAATTTATTAAATATGCGGAAATCATTGATTCAGATGATGATTTTAATTTTCTTAAGCTAAAGAAATATTATTCAAAGAATTTATTGAAGAACGTAAGAGTCCAGAAAGATGATTCTTTGGATGATATTCTAGAGCCTAATGAATTTCAAAGACTACTGAAAAAAGCCCGTGAAATCAATCGTATGGACTTATACGAGATTATGAAGGTGTTTGGGTATACGGGAATTAGGCTGAGCGAATTACAGTTCTTTACTGTAGAAGCAGTAAAGAATGACAATATCTATGTTATGAACAAAGGAAAAGGTAGAGGAATCATTCTACGTTCAGACTTGCGAAGGGAGCTCCTTAAATACTGCAAGGACAACAAAATTGAAGAAGGGTGTATATTTACATCTTCTGATAAGAAAAGTCCTGTAAACGCTCGTGTGTTGTCTAGAGACTTAAAGATGATTGCTGGTAAATGCAGAGGGATTAAGCTTGGTAAAGTACATCCTCATGCATTTAGACATTTGTTTGCAATTCAGTATTTGATGCAGAATGGTGAAAATGCGATTGCAGAACTAGCTGACATTTTGGGCCATTCTAGTTTAGAAACTACAAGAATCTATGTTCGTACAACAAGGAAAATGAAAAAGCAGAATCTTGAATCATTGAGTTATGCGAAAAGGAAGTAGGGAATATGACAGCAACAACAACAATGGCAGTGATAATAATTATGGCCCTTATTTTAGCGGTTGTGAATTATTTTGTATGGGATTTTCCAGGAGTTATTTTTTATTGGATCTATGAAATAGTGATTGTATTACTTGTCAGTCTTTTGCTCGTGTAAAGAGATATCGAATTCAATTAGATTGTGGATTAATGGAGATAGTTCTTGAAGCAACACAAATGCATCTTTGTATTTTTTATCAGTAATTAAATCATTAATCCTGATTAAATATTCAGTGATTTGATTATCTGAAATAGATAAAGCTTTTAAAAAATATGTTTTATATTGTTGCTCGCTTTGTATATTCATTGTTTTAGAAACAATAATGTAAGATGCACATTCAAGATAATTTAAATAAATATCTCTTTTGAAAATTGACAACTGATAATTTCTGTCTTCTAGTATTTCAAATTTACGTATTTTAGTGTTGTATTTGCAGTTTATATAATTTGCAATAGACGGAGAAATAAGTGCTACAAAAGTAATAAGGGCAAGAATATAATTTGGATCAATATTTAACATTTTAGTTACCTCTTTTCGAGGTAATTATACAAGACGGGAGAAACAAATGAAAGAAGCTACTAATGTTAATACAGGTGATGTTATCCAGGTTCAAAATGCATCATATGAGGTTCTACAGGTAGTTCCTGATGCAGTTTATATGTTTGAAGAATATGGAATTACAGCTGCTCTCGTACAAAGAAAAAATGTTTCTTGTATGGGTGCAGCATATCGTTTTTATCAGGTGGATGGAAGGCTTTATGAGCTTGTGATTCTGCCTAAAAGTAATATAAGGAATAGAAAGAGAATAAAGGAAATATCTTTATTTTGAGGATAGTATGAAACATAGTTTTGATGCGGAAATTGCAAATGAATATGGAGTTGAAATAGCTATCATGTTCGATATGTTTTGTTTTTGGATCAGCAAGAACGAAGCAAATAATTACAACTTCCAGGACGGGAAATATTGGACGTTCAATACATATGAAGGATTGCATAAAATGTTCCCTTATTGGAATGTTCAAAAGATAAAAAGAATCTTAAATAAAATGGTTGAACTGGACTTGTTAGTTAAGGGAAACTATAACGAAAATCCATGGAATCATACAACTTGGTATGCGTTTGGAGAAGTAGGAGAAAAGTTAAAAAGTGCTTTATCTATCGATTGGTCAAAAGTGACTAATCGAACGGTCGAAAATGGCAATTGTAGAATAGTCAAAAATGACCAATGTACAATGGTCAAAAATGACCAATCTAAGACAGTTAATAAAACATTTATATACACAGTTAATAAAAGAAATATAAAAGAAAGTTCCGACGACACTGATTTATCAGCATCAGAAACAATCCCTTATGTTGAAATTATTGACTACTTGAATTCTAAATGTTCAAAGCATTACAAACATAGCAATCGAATTGCTAGAGATAAGATTCATGCTAGATGGAATGAGGGATTCAGATTAGAAGACTTTAAGCTTGTGATTGATGTGAAAGCGCATGAATGGTTAAACGATACAGAGATGAACAAGTATCTAAGGCCTGACACGTTGTTTGGATCTAAGTTTGAAATTTATCTGAACAGTGTAGCACCTAAACAAAAAACAAATAATTTTGTGATCGCGAAAGGAATGAAGATGTAATGCAGTCAGTTAGTGAAATAATCCAAAAACAAAATGAAGAAAATAAGAAATATCTTAAAAGCAAACATTGCCAAAGTGATTGTGACAAATGCATGGCAGCAGGCGCTTGTGGTATTTGGGAAAAGCCAGCGTATTATGACGGGAAATACTTGGTAGCTGCAACAAAGGTGTTCTGTTCAAAAAGAAATGACTGTGAGAAACTGTCAAGCTATCGCAGTGAGTGGATTGAGAAGAACAAAAAGAACAGCGGTTTAAAAGATTTGTTGGATAAAAGAATCAATGATTTCGTTGCATCTGATCCTTGGCAGGAAGCAATCAAGAAAATGGCAGTGAATTACATCCAGGATTGTAAAAACAATTTTGCAGAACACATGCCTTGTAATTGGTTGATGTTTTTAGGACAGAGTGGATGTGGGAAAACACATCTATGTTCAGGAATCAGTAATTGGTTGCTCGAACAAAATAAACGCGTTCTGTACGTCAGATACATTGAGTTGAGTAATTCTATTAGCAACTTTGATTATTCGCTTCTAGAACGTGCTAAACACGCTCAAATCTTGTATCTAGATGATTTGTTCAAATCTAGTGCCAATCGGTTGGATGATAAAGCAATCTTTGATTTGATTGATTATCGCTATAACAACAACATGCAGACGATCATATCCTGCGAAAGAACAAGTCAGGAAATGATCGATATAAATGAAGCGGTAGTTGGGCGCATTGTTGAGAAATGCAACGGTTTCTTCTTTGAAATCGAGAAAGAGCCTGGAAAGAATTACAGGTTGAACTGATGGCACGAAAAATATATGGAATATACAAGGATGATCTTCCTGCTTGTATTGGAACAGAAGATGAATGTGCATTGTTTTTAGAAACAACAATTAATACATTTAGATCCATGTGTTCCAAACAGAAAAAAGGAAAAATAAAGCGTTCAAGGAATGGATTTATAATCGTAAAAATATGCGAAGAATTGGAATTGGAGGAAATAGAATGATTGAATCAAAAGTTATTGAAAAATTCATGGAAGAAAATGGTTTAGAACCATATGATGCATTTGATGTGGATGGTGAGTTTAAGCAATGCAACCCACTGTATTTCAATGAAGATTTAGAAGTACGATCAATGGAACTTGATTCTAGAAATCTTGAATTTTTTGGTGGAAAAATTTGTTTATATAGACTATTAACTGGACAATATCATGTAAAACATAGAAGAACAGAAGATAACAATTCTGAAGTTGTTGCCGAAGAGGAAAATATGAAATTAATATGGGAAAAAAATAGATTTGACGGGGAAAAAATAACACGACTTGTATTGACTGATGCCTACAATGAAAGCAGAGCAATAGCAACAATTGAAGAGAACCAGATTAACGAGAGTGAGCCAAAATTGTTTTATGTATATTTTACGTTGTATTTTGGAGAAACAATAAGCATTGTTCATCCGTTTAAAAGTTTTGAAGTAGCAAAGAGAGCAACTTTGCAATTCATTAAAGAAGAAGCGGTAGAAAGAATGAAAGAATTAACATATATCACAAATTTTATAGCTGAATAAAAGGAGAAATAAATGACAAGTACATAAATGATTGAAGATATGTTGGAAAGGAAAAATAAATGGAAAATATTAGTGAACAGCAGCTAACGATTTTCGATATACTGTGCGAAGAAGTGAAAATCACAAAGCCAATTAGACTTATAGAATTATTTGCAGGTTATGGCTCACAAGCTATGGCTTTGAAAAGAATCGGAGCAGAATTTGAACATTACAAAGTTGTTGAGTTCGATAAGTTTGCAATCAATTCATACAACGCAGTTCATGGCACTGACTTCAAAGTTACGGACATCAGAGATATTCATGCAGAAGATTTAGAAGCGTTGAAGATGGATGATGATAATGGTCGTGTTAAATGTAGCAGATGCTGGATTAAAGGAACTCGCAGAGGATTTATTCTTGACTTGGATGTATTTACTTATGATTGGAACGATGAAGGAAAAATCGCAATTGGACTTGAAGCAGAATTCGCATGGGGTATTAGTTCGGAAGAACTATTAAATTCTTGTAAGCAATATGGAGTTGATATGAGAATTCATGCATTTGAATGTGGAATGTGCTTTAACCAAATTATTGAAATTATTGATGGAGAAATCACCAAAGATGAAGAAGTTAAATTCGATGATTATAACTGGGATTGTATTTGCCCAAATGTAGGAGGATAGAAATGACAAGTACAGAAATGATTAAAGATATGCTATGCAGGCAAAATAAACATGATGCAGAAGTGTTTAAGAAACACAATGTTACAAGTGTTTCTAGACAACAATTAGAAAGGGCATTATTTGATGAATTAGGCGAATTGATGCATGCTCAAAAATCTGATTGGTGTTGGTGGAAATTTACACAAGAGCCTGTAGATGTAGCTAAAGTATTTGAAGAATATGTAGATGTACTTCATTTTGCGTTAATGTTTGAAATTACTTATGGTGATTGTCGTTATCAAAATGAGGACATTGAATATAACTATAGGACACTAAAGTTTGATTCAGAGCTTGGACAAGCTTATGTGTATAGCAGAGTACTTGGTAGTGTAGAAGATGATGATGTATTAGCTTACGTAATCGCACTTGGATTGCACATGGGATTTTCATTAGAAAAAATTTATAAAGAATATATTCGCAAGAATGAAATTAACAAAGAAAGGTTAGCAAAGGGGTACTAAGATGTGGATTAGAACACAGAACAATTATATATTAGCAAACGTTAATTCGCTTAGAATTTGTAAATGCGATATTGATGGTTGCGTTTATTACTCAATTCATGGGCACTATGATAGATACGAACAAGAATTAGGCGAATATTCAACCAAAGAAAAAGCAATGGAGGTATTGAATGATATTTATTTTAGAATCAAATATGCTGACATTGATGAAGTACTTGTTTATGAAATGCCAAAAGATGAGGATGTTGAAGTATGACGGAAAAAGATTTAGATGAATTTGAAAAAGAATTTGGATTTAAATTATTGCCTACATCATTCAAAAAGCCTTTATCAGAAATCACAAAAGAAGAATACAGAGAACGTATTGAATACTTATACAACGCAATTATTAATGATGATTCAAATGAGGAGGATGATTTTTAAATGGAAGCGTTTGTTCAAATGTCACTAGAAACATATGATTTGTTAAAAAGTAATAACGAGTATTTAAAAAGAAGGCTAAAAGAGGAACAAGAATCACATAGCGAAGATGTTGCACAAGCAAAAAAAGAAATAAATGATTTAGCCGAAAAAATAGAGCAGTATAAGCAATACATTCTAGAACGCAATTGTAGATTGTTAAATGTTGATAACTATTCACTAGAGTACTATTTAGATATAGATTCATGGAATTATGGAGTGAATTATAAAGATGATTTATTAAATCTAGGGTTCACAAAACAAGATATGGATGGATTTATAGCCGATAAATATGAGGAATTAGTGAAACAGAAAGAAGAAAAAGATGAAGATGATTAAATTTTGTCCTGATTTAACTTCAAAAGAAGAAGTTGTACCAATTACGATTGGCACAGGAACATTTACAAGACCAGTACTACATAAATGCTTACAAAATAAATGTGTAGCGTATAAGCTTGGCAAATGTTTAAAATACGATAATTGTACGGAATATTGCTTAGAAAAAGTTGATGAAAGGATAAAGAATAAAAATGACAGATAAAGAATTAGAAGAAAAAAACAGATTCACAGAAGAAGAGTATAAAAAAAAGGTTAAAGAACAATTCAATCAAATGCTTGAGGATGATTCAAAAAAAGAACAAGAATTAATTATGAAGAAACTGAGAAAAAAGCAAAACGCAAGTTTGAGAAAGCTTAAAAGAATGGTGCAAATCAAAAAAGAAACTGATGAATTTGTTAAAAAGCTAAAGGAGCAAGAACAATGATTAAAACAAGGATTGAAGAAGGACTTGATTCTTTAATTGAAATGTACACTATAGAAATTGAAGATGACACAGAATGTCTAAAAAAGTATAAAGATGAGTTGGAGAATGTTTTAAAAGAATCTGACTGCTTATCAGAAGTTGATAATAGCAGAATATGGAGTTTACATAGAATTGTAGACAGAATGGCAAACAAAATCTTTTTGATGAAAAGATTTTTGCTCGATTTAAAAATAATGAAAGAGGGCAACAAATGATTAGATTACAAAACAATTATGCAATCACTTCTAGCAGTGGTTCATTCGCCCTTGTAACGTTCGTAAAGGGTAAGGATAAAGAAGGAAATGAGATAGGCGTACAAAAACCTATCTCATACCATACAACGCTAGAATCGGCTTTACAGAGCTATTCTAACAATCGTATGGCAGATTTAGTTAGTAACTTTGATATGGATTTAAAGGATGTTAAGAAAGCCATTGACGATTTAAAAAGGGAGATAAAGGCATATGAGTATCAACTCTATTGATGATTTAAAGAGGGAGATAAAAGCGTATGAATAAATATCAAGAAGCTTTAAACAAAATCAGAAACATAGTGTTAGATGAAAGTGGTGATGGATATTACACTCAGAGGTATTTGCAAGATTTTTATTCTAACGCATGTGGAACATTGCAAGAATTAGTTGACAAGGTAGATTCATTTGAATGGATTCCGTTCACTTTTGATGAAGAAGGTGTACTTAATTGTGAGTTGCCTGATGTTGATGAAGAAATACTTGTGTCTGATGGTGATAGCGTATGGCAAGATACTTGGTGTGAAGCAGATGAAGGATATGAGCTTTTCAGTGGAATTGAAATAGAAGATTTAGCTTGGAGACAATTACCAAAGCCATATGAGGAAAATCAAAATGAAAATAACTGCTAAAGGAATGTTCAAAAGATTAGGCTATGAAAGAGAAAGAATACTAAATGAGCGTTTTATTTCGTATAGAAAGCCTTACGGAAATAGTTTTTGCTATATTCAGTTCGATTTGAAGGATAAAACTTATAACGCTCATTACTTTGGGCAAAAAGGTGGATGTTTTCAACAAATTTTAAGTCCCAAAGAGTTAGTAGCAATATATAAACAAATAGATGAGTTAGGAGGCGGATTTACTTATGAATGCTAGAGATATGTTTGAAAAGCTAGGATATACAAGAAATTTAGATTCAAAAAAATTAATATATGCAAAAGAACTAAAAGGAATGTTTCGTTACCTTGAAATCACGTTTGATTTAACAGAAAAAGAAGTTGAATTGTATGATGACCATGAAGCCTATACGATAAATAACGCTTTATTAAAAGCAATTCAACAACAATTAAAGGAACTTGGATGGCTAGAAGAAGAAACTTGTACCAACAATTCAGAATATAATTTAGTAGATGGATTTGAATGTTCAAATTGTGGAATTATTATCGAAAATTATAACGAAATCGAAATTGATGAAGATTATCCAGAAGATAGATGTATGAAAGAATACGCACCGAGATATTGTCCAAATTGTGGCAGAAAGATTGTAGATTGAGGTCGATATAATGAATGCAGAAGAGATGTTTAAGCAATTAGGGTATGAATTTGAAAGAGAATATACCAGTGATGGAGTAAATGATACTTACAGATACAATAAATGTTCTGGGCCAACTGATTCAGTTATATTTTATTTGAATGGTAAACAAATAATAATTAATCAAACCTTTCATACCATTCACTTAAATGAGTTACAGGCAATTATTCAACAATGTAAAGAATTAGGATGGTTTGAATCAGAGTCCAAGCAAGAAACTAATTATGAACATTTTAAAGATGAAATCATAGAAAATTGTATGTTTAATCTAGCAATAGTCAAAGGAAAACCTAAACTATGTAATAGTGTTGTTTATTGCAGTGATTGCGAATTTTATGTATGTAAAGACAATGAAAATAATTGCAACGAAAAATTTAAAGAATGGTTAAAGAAGCCACATGAAAAGCCAACATTCAAACTAACTCAATTTGAATACGATTTGTTACAACATTTCTCGGTTGATTTTAAGTTCAAGGAAATGGGTTTACTAAAAGAAATGAAAGAAAAAGGACATTTCAAGAATATTAATGGTGACGAATTGATTAAAGATATTCTAGAAAGTTGTGAGGTAATCAAATAATGCAGAAAGCTATATTACTGAGTTTAGATGATACGTATGAAGAAGAATTGATTAGTAGTACTGGTAAACACAAAGAAGATTACATCGGTCAAGTTGGTAATATTGTTCATCAGCAAAACATTTGTGTACTAGTTGGCACGACTAGATATTTGTATGACATCGAATTTAATGATGGTGCTAGATTTTGCGTAGACAGAGAACAGATTGAATTTGTCGGAGAGAATGAGTGATGATTTATTTTATTGCAGGACTCTTTTTCGGTAGCATTGCAGCAATGATGTTGTATTCGGTTGTTGTATCTGGAAGAATCAACAATTTAGAAGATTAGAATGAAGTGTTAATGCACGAATTGGAACAAAAGAAAAAGGACTTGCGAGCATACAAATGTATGTATCGCAGTTCTTATGAAGGATTTGAGGAGACAAAATGAAATTCATACCAAGAGAAGAATTAGCTTTTATTGTAGATCACTTAGACGAAGAAGATGTTTTTTATTATACTATGAAACGGATTTTTGACATATATGGAGATGATTGGTTTGTAGAAGGATGCACATGGATTAAATGTAGAGAAAATGAAGAAAGAAAAAAAGAATTAGAAAGGTTAGGATATAAAGGTGTTAAAGAAATACAGGATTAAATATATCAAAGACAATAATATTTGTGTGATGGAAGTTCAGGAGGAATCAAAAAGTATGGCAATGTACAAATTTTATATGAAATTTCCATCATGCAGCATTGAGGAAATTGAAGAGATTGCATAGGAGAGAAAATGAGTAAAACGGATTATGAAGAATATGTAGATGTTCAGGTGGATACACTGATTAAAAAACTTGAAATGTTCAAGATTTATGAAAGAAAGTTTAAATCGTTGGATGGAATTTTAAAGGATTTGGAGGTTCGCAAAAAAGAATTTTCAGATCCAAAATCTCCATCGTTTGAACAAAGGTTGGATTCAAAGAAAAATATGGATATTACAAATGATGTTCTTGTAAAGTTTATTTCAAAAGAAAAAGTGCTTGAAGACGACAAGAATCTTATCTTAGGAAAGATGAGAGAAGCTGAAACAATTATTGATCTTATTCCAAATGATGATGTTCGTTTATATATGAAACGTCATTATATCGATGGAGAGTCGTTTGAGAAGCTTTCAGGAGAAAAGTACTGTAGCAGAATGAAAATGTATTACGCAATGAAAAAAGAGCTTAAAAAGCTCGTTATGGGAGATTTAAGCAAATGATAGAGATATTAAAAAGAATAAGGGAATGGGTTGGAGATCATATTGATGAAATGATATTATCTGGTTTTATTATTACTATATTTGTTTTATGTGTGTTATATGCGATTGTTGCTTCTAATGGTTCAAATAATACATCGTCTAATACATCATCACATTGCAGCACTACGTTGATACCTGTCTACAATGGAAGAATAACTACTTTAATTCCAATACCCAGGTGTTATTAATTATATGGAGATTTGAATAAATAAGTGAGGATGAACAATGCAGAAAGTAATCAGATCATACATTTTTGATGGGAAAAGTTTTGAAGAATTGCAAAAAGCGTTAGATGATGGCTATGTTGTTGTTATGGCAAATAAGGTTGGAAAATGCGATGATGCTATTGAATACATTCTTGAAAAGAAAGACAAAGAAGTCTCGATTGATGCTATTGTTAAAGGTTTAAGAGAGAACGCAAAAAGAGTTTTTGATAATGATGATCAATCTAAGTGGGTTAAGGCAGGAATTTTACAAGCGGCAAAGATGATTGAAACAGGTGAAGTAAGATGAGATTAATTGCATAAAAACGTGGTTGAAAATTTCATAAAGTTTTTATTTTATAAAAGTGTTACAAAGTAGCCTATTTACTAGGCTTTTAAAAGGTTTGTAGTTAGTCTGATAATTATATAGTTATCGGACATAGAAAGAAGTTCAGATGATAAACAAAATTAAATGGTTTTTTAAAAGATTATTCTGTAAGCATGAATTTACTTGGTGTGTAAAGAATGAGATGTTTCATTGTATCAGCGGTGAGACTCAGTATCTTGTGTGTTTGAAATGTGGGAAAGTGAAAGATACAAGATATATTGAATTTGAATAAATGTGTGCTTTATAGGATTGTCAAAGAAAAGAGGAATAAAATGAATAAATTATACAAATTATTAATGGTTGGAATGATTGGCGTTTCCTTATTTGGATGTGCATCTATGGATCGCTTTGGTACTGATGTAAAATCTGATTTGAATGGTGGATTGGATAGAATAATCAATGTGTATACAGCAGATGGAAAAGTTTTAGCAAGCTATGAGGGAAGAATTGATATTGAAGCAAAGGATGGTGGATATGTAAAATTTGACTATGATGGAAAAAGATATATTTATTATAATTGTTATGTAGAAACGATTGCAGATAAATAGGAACGGTATTATGAAAAGTTTTTTATAAAAGTTTTTAGGAGAAAAGAAAATGAAATACAAATTACCAAAGTTTTTATGGGAAAAACATATAAATATAGGTGAGGAGCTTAATAAGCTGTTTATGATCAATAATACACAAAGTTTATTTGTACAATACGGAGATCGTGTTGTATGTGTTTATATGGCAGATGAAAAGTTTTATAGGTGTAATTATGATAAGAATGGTATACTCGTTATTAAACATTATATTTGTGAACCGCAATTCAAAAGTTTATATAGAAAGTTTTTAGATAATGAAATTGATTGCTTAAACTATGAAGACGTAATGAATGGTTGCAATAAGATTTATCTAAAGTCAGATGAAGATTATAAAAAGTTTATGATAACATTAGTTGATGTGTAGAAAGTTTTTTAGGAGTGATGAAATGGATACAAATAAGTTTTCTTACAAAGAAGTTTTTGTAAAGTATGATAATGTACAGATTGGTGTTATTTGTTCTAAGTTTGTTGAAAAAGTTTTTGAATACAATGCGCATGATGATGAAGATGTGCCTGTGAATTATGTTTATTATGTGAAGAAAGAAAAGTTTTCTCAGTTGCTGGAAAAGT